TACGCACGTTCTTTACGAACTCAGACACGGGGATGAGTGCGTCACACGATCCGGAAACGTCACCCAACTGCGAGGCAACCTCAAACTCTGCCGAGGGGAACTTACGGCTGATGCTGTCCTGAAGTGCTTCGTGGATAATGGTGCCGAGGCCGGTAGCCCAGGCGCCGGATTCGTCCATCGGTTCGGTTGGTGCTACACCCAGTCCGGCGTATCCTTGCTGTCGGCCACAGCCGTAGGCAGATGAGTAACGCAATGGTGTGCCCTTAGCCGTTGGCTTTGGGATTGCTGATTTGACGTGCAACTCTTCAACGAGCGCACTTGTGATTAATGGATTATCTGCGTAAAACATATTTCCCCTTTCAAGAGATACTTCACGGTACAGCATGGTTGTAACATTGTCAATCAACAAATCGAAACCCGCGAACAACAGTGTCGCGCAGGTATGAAATCTTTTCCTGTAGCGCAGGGTTGTTCACCATCTCTTCGGCAAACACCAGCGCAACCATCAACGTCGCATATTCATCGGCGTCGAAGTCGAATTGGAATTTCATAGCTCATCTCCTTCCTCTTGCTCGGCGGCTTTGCGCTTACGCACCCACACACGCTTGGCGTATCGACGTTCGTTCCCGTCCATGCCACCGTAGAAGCCGATTTTGATGTCGTGCTCGAAAGCAAACTCCAAGCAATCCTGCTTCACGGGACACACGGTGCAATACGACAGTGCCTCACGCTTCTTCTTTTGGCTAAAATAACGCCGACCATCTGGCATGAACACTTCGGTGTCCACCCCACGACAAGCGGCTTTGTCTCTCCATTGGCTTTTCATCATGGGAGAAAATGTACAGCCTGTTTAGGGCCGTGTCAAATCAGCCTTGCCAAATAATTCCGTACTTCTTTTTCATAAAGGTGTCGAGCCGCACTCCTTCATAACGGCGACACAGATAATCAAGAGAGATAAACATTGGACAGTACGCGCCACCCTCGACTTCGTGCTTAACGACGAGTCCTCGGAAGTGGGCGTTTCCTTGTGGACCTTTGTAATCCTCATCGTGTAGATAGCACGCTCCCGCAACCAGTCCGTGTTGTGACTTGCCTGCCACAAAGCGGAGCGAATAGCCGAGCGTTTGCTGGTGCCCCATCGAGAACGAGTGTCCGATGCTTTTGAGTCGCGAGTCAATGGTGCCTCCTAACGGCTTGCCGGTCATAGGGTTGTAGAAGTAGTGCGAGTAGGCCACGCCATCAAGCCAAAGGATGTCTAAGAACGGCACCGGCTTCCAGCCCAGCGCCGCATCATTGAACTGCCAGTCACCGACCACACCCTCTAACTGGGCGTCGGCGTTTACGGCTCGGTTGATGCGATCCTCGTGGTTGCCACGCAGGATGTAGCGTTCTGGCTTCCAGCTGGCGTGCTTGGTTGACTTACGGGTCTTGTTCAGGTCAATTAGGGCTTGATTCAGGACAGTAAAGGCTTCGTTGCCAGCCTCAATGTCGGCCACGTAGCGTCGGCCTTCCATTGCTTTCTTGCCCTTGTCGTACATAGACAGAGAGGGCATATCCCAGTGGTCGCCTAGATGTATAATCTTGATAGCCTGGTCTTTAAAGTGGTCAACGATATACTGACCAATCCAGCGCAAGTGATCTGTTGGGGCACCAGGCTTAGCCTGAGTGTCGGGGATAACAACGTGTGTAGCAGGGATAGGTAAAGCCATAGCAAGACCTCCTTGGTCATGCTGAGTTTACCATTACAACGTTGTAATTACAACCCTTGCGTACAAAACTGTGCTATCTCGGCGGGAGTGCAGGTATACACATCGTTCAGGTGTACCATCTTTTCAAAGCCACCAAACCACAAAGCGGCGGCGGCCAGCCCTGAGCAAATCCACGTGTCGCCACGCCGGAAACAGATTGCCTGCGGTAGCCACATATCAAACGCACAGGACAGAATCGACAGCCACGAATAGGCATCGCCCACTTGAGCGCGAGCAAAGGTCAGCACCTTATCAACGTCGACGCCAGCGGGCAGGGGGATGACCTCGTATCGGCCACCAGGTGCGACCGAGGACAACTTCTTATCGTTGGTCACGCCGTGGGCTTCGGCTTGGATAACGTACCACTCGCCATCTACCTCTCGGTCAAGGATAGCGATATGGTTCCACTCGGAGAACTGACTATTCTGTAGTCGCTTCTCGGCAATGCGGATAGCCCGACCGAGGATACCCGTTGAGTGGCACAGGACCAAATCACCGTTCTTCATGGAATTCCTCTAAATCTTCCTCGACCTTTTCAATGAGGCGCTTCAGCTCAGAGAATTGGTGATCTTCCATAGCCAGAATCTTACGGATTACTTTGGCGTCGGCTTTGGTCTGCTGGTACATGGCAATACCCACGACCAGTTCAATCAGTACCGCCATGTATGACGCCGTGAAGTTCCACCACTGGAGTACACCCGCCGTTCCAATGCCCCAGCAAACCACCGTAGCAAGAGTCACGACTCCCACAAACTCCCAGCGCCGAATCGCGTTCTGTGCTGTCCAAGATAAGTGTTCCCCTAACGTGATATTCTCGCCCGTAATCGGGTGCTTCCAACGCTTCATTACAGTCCTTTGTGTGCGCCCAAGTGTCGAGCCAGTTCCAGTTTTACTTCTTCTAGGCTGCGCTCAATGCGGTCAATCGCATCTCGCATAGATGAGCCGTGATTGGGCTTCAGTTCTGCCTGTAGTTCGTGGAGTCGCTCAGTGACCGAACGGGCCAAAGCATTGTGAATCACACGCCACACGCCGACAACTGCGCCTGCCACCACAACGATTGCTTCAGTGATGTACCAAAAGTTCGCTGAGGTGAACATGGCCGCCATCATGCTTCCGGAAGGCGTGGGGTGCCTTGAGTGTTGAAGCGGAGGTAACGCTGGGGCTGGCGCCCGTCCTGCGATACACGGACAAACGAGGGGTCGCCCTGCTCACCCATGCTGACAGTCAAGGGGTTTGGGCCAGCCTCGACCACCAGAGCCGTGTGCCAGCCGGTGCCAGGACCATAAACAATGGCGTCACCAGGCTGAACCTGTGCGAGTGAAATCTCGGTGCCTGCCGACAGCTCGGTGCCGGTGTAGCCCTCGTGCGTAGCGAAGCCCGCCTTGTTGGTGGGGTCGGTCGCACAACCAGCGATCCAGTAGCACCACGTCACAAACATGGAGCAGTCCATGAACATTGGGAACTTAGGTGGGTACACGCCAATGGCTTCGGCGCGGTTAGGGCCTTCCGAATAGTTGAAGTGTGCCTTGTTAGCCACGGCCCACTTAGCCCAGGCCACGATAGCGTTACGGGTATCTGTCATGTTTGTCCTTTAGTTTGTGTTTGGCTTGTTGTAGGAGTATGGTCCAAGGGTCTTGATGGTAACTACGCAGTCACCCTCATACCCGTTCTCGTAGTTGTCACGGCGCTTGTGAGGAATCCAGTCCAGTGATTCGATAATGGCAATACTGGCGCTTAGCGGGCCTTCCTGATACGTCACAAGGTTCTGCGCTTGGCGTAGCGATTCCAGCCAGTAGAAGTTGTCGTAGGGGTCCATGTACACTTCCACGCCATCTACAACGTCGACGGAGAACAACTGTAGGACCAAGCTGATGTTGGTACCAGACACCACGTTGGGGAACGATTTGAGTGTCCAGCGGTACATCGTAGGCGACGAGTCGTAAGTGGTCGTAATCGTGGCGGCGTTCAGTGTCATAACTACTTGGAACTGTGACGACTTTGGGTTGGATCCAACTGCGTATTCTTTTGTGGCAGTACCGATGGCTGTCGGAGAAGTGAACGCAGAGACAGCGATGGTTTGCTTGAACGATTCTTGCGGTTCGCAGATGACGTTCGCCTGTAGCGTTGTGCCAGTCGGGGTGACACCACCGTACTCAAAGTACACGGGAGCTTTCTGGTCGGGGATGCCGTAGTCAAAGATAGACGTGGTGAGCGTACCGCTGGGTACGTACTGCGTGGCAGCGATGCGACCATTGACGTTGGTAGCCAGTGGCTCGTAGACACCGAGGCCACCGACCGTAATGACGGGCAGGTTCTTGACTGAATCCCAAGCGATTGAGTTCACCATGCCAGCGCCCGTGTTGAAGTTGTACGAACCGCTGTAGGACACCATCAGGTCTGAGGCGTAGACAGGGGCAAGCGGGTCGCCGTTGATAAACGTGGTCAGGTCTAACTTGCCAAGCCCCGTGCTGATGTGAGTGCCAGGTGTGATGGAGTTGTCGTAGTCATTCCACGCAAACCACACAAACCGTCCGTCGCCAATGATGTCGGTGACGGGGTAGGTCAGTGGGGTCAGGATGTTAGGAATCAGTGGGCCACTCTTGAGGTCGCCCGTTGCCGTAGCGGTGGGGTCGTACACGCTCAACGTCTGAGCCATACGGATGCCTCGATTAGTACCGATAAAGATGAAGTTCAGGTATGACTGGATGACAGTTGGGTACTCGTCTGGTGACATAGGCAAAGCCTGAACGGGAGTAACAAGCTGGAATGGCTGGGCCACTGTTGACGTGCTAACAGTCTGGATGCCCGAAGCGGTCGTGGTGCTAGAGCCGAGCAGGTCGGAACGATAGATACATCCGTTGCTGTTGGTAATCACACCGCTGTTGCTGCGACGGCTGTAGCCAGCAAAGTACACCTGAGTTTCGCCACCGACTGCGCTAGACCATAACCAGTTAGGGTCTTGGTGCGTATAGAGAAGGTCGGAGACATTGTTGTTGCCGATGTAACCATTGACCGAGTAGTTGCCGTATACAGAAGCAGAGGGAGCACTACCGCTGGTCGTAGTGTTTGCGATGCTCAGCGTGTTGCCACTGATGCTCGTGATGGTCCAAGCATCGTTGTACTTACTTGACTCTGAGACAATGTTGCCGCCAGCGAAACCAGTGGCGGTAGAAACCACCGACGATTGCCACGTAACAGTGTCGTAGCCACTACCCGCAGTAACGCTCAGTAGGGTTACGAGTTCATTCTTTGAACCACTAGTGCCATAGTTCAGGCTTGCCGTTACTTTCTCACCGACCGACATACCAGAGTACGCCGTTCCAGTGGCCGTGACAATGCCGCTCGATGAAACGCTGACGGAACTAATGGTCAAGTACGCCTGTGCGCCCGTGATGTTGACGCTCTGGCCGACTACAAAATTATTGTCAGCAGACTTTAGGTTTACACCATACGAGCCGTGGCCACCTGAACTGGCCGAAATGTTTGCGATTCCAACGTTTGAGATAGTAACGCTAGGAGCGGTTCCGTACAGTGATCCACCATTGGCGGTGCTACTGCGAGGCTGGAACGCATACAGGTTGTTGCCGCTTGACGCAATAAGTTGGTCGTTGGCCCATGACACCATGTTGTACGAGCCAGAGGCAAACAATGTAAAGGCAGACGTACCAGGCTGGGCGAAGTACAGTCCTGCGCTAGTGGCGATGTAGACGTATGTGTTCGCCGCAGTGATGTCGGTGAAGTTTGCCGACAGCGTAGACGCTGAGCCAGGGAACAAGATGGTGGTCCACGTCGAGCCGTTGTAATACTTGACAGTCGTAGTGCCACTCACGCTGGACCCCATGACGAGGTATCCGCTACACGCTACAGTCTTGGTATTGGTCGCAGTGTTGGCTACAATCTGCGTGACATCAGGCAGAAGCTTGGCTTGGTAGGGGTAATTGAATACGTCAACACCCTTGCTTGAATAGAAGCGCGAGGCGCTGTCCTCTTGGCGGTGGTCAAGGTACTGCTGACCAGCACCCTCGTTCCAGTCACGTTGCTCTCGACGCCACAGACCCTCTGTGTTGACTGTTCCCTCACCCATGATGTTCGTCATCTGGATCGCTTCACGCTGACCAGGGATAGAACGATGGCGGAAAGCCTCACGACGATACGGCTCAAACGAGGTGTCGGCGGGGAACGTGCGTGTTTGTGGCGCGTAGTTTCCCGTCCCGTCTGCGTAGGGTGCACCAGAAGCATCCGTAATGGATACGCTGTATGCGCCTAAGCCCGCAAGCCCTGTAGTCGGCGTGTAGTTGATAGTCATTAGAGCGGGCTAACCCTCGTGTACTGACGCTGCAAGCGGTCTGCTTCCTCAGAGATACGCTGAGCGCGTCGCGCGATAAGCGCATTGACAGAACCAGCCACCGCACCTGGCATAACTTCCTGCGCCTTACGTGGGTCGGGCTGTGACTCCATGAAGTTACGGCTGATTTCACGCGGGATGGTCAGGTCAATCTCAGCACCGAGTGGTGGCAAGTCGGCCATGGTTGGTACCATGTTTGGTACAACAGAGGTGCTGTAGCCGTTGTAGGGTGGCGCCTCGTCGTTGATGGCAGGCGTGTTGATAATCGAGTCGGTAGTGTTTACCAGCTTGATGAACGGGGCCGTGTAGGTCACGTAGATAGGCAGACCTGGCCAACCTGGTTCGTACAGCACCAGTCCGTTACCCGATGGGAACGCGGCGTCGGTCGTGCCTTGATTCCAGCGAATCACCTTCCAACGGCGAATAGGTGGGAACGTGCGGTATGGCGGGGCAATGCGGTAGCGAACTTCAATAACGTCAATGAAGTTGGCAGGCAGGGCGCCGAGGTCATAACCGGCAAAGACAGGGTTGTACGTCAGTTCGGCCACGCCCACACGGAACAAGCCGTTGGTAGGGCTGGACAGCGATCGCAGGTCATCGTTGATGGCCACGCCAATGTCGTAGCGCGAGTAACGAGGGTTGATGTAGGCAAGCGTGTTGGCGTTGTGCGGGGCGGTAGCCGAGCCGTTGTAGCCACGCTGGACAGTCACGGTGCCGTAGGGGACGCCCGTGTATCCGCTTGATACGTATGGCGTCCAGTTCAGAACGTACATAACTTCCATGTCCACAGCCAGCAAGACACCAGGCATGATGCTGGTGGTCTGCGAGCCGGTCAAGACAAAGCTGGTAGCACCTGAAGTAATGGGCGACGTTGACGGGGCGGCAGGGGTACCAGAGGCAATAACCTGTACGGCACGCTCACGGATGCCACCCATTGTACGGCGATACACCTTTTCGATAAGGTCGCCAAAGGTATTAACGCTAGAGATGCTGTTGCCGACTGAGATAGTGTCGGTCACGCTGGCCTGGTGCGAACCAGTGGCGTTCCACGTCAGGGTAATAACGCCGTTGATGCCGGTAGTGTCCAGCCAGAACTCGTAGTTACCAGCCGACAAACGTGCCACAACGCCGACTGAGGGGGTCGCGGCGCTGGTGTAGGCGATTGGGCCTACAGTTGAGCCGTTGTTAATCGTATACGTTACCGATACGGCAGAGGGGTCTACCGCACCACCCGTTGACGAGTCTGTGAAAGATACGTCAAACTTAACAATGTTACCAGACTGGTAGGCCATGGGGTCCTTTCGGGTACCTAATAATTATACAACCGTTGCCAGCGTATTTACTGAATCTGTCGTAACGGCAAGGGTTGTAGCGTTGTCGGAAGTTGTAGCAATGGCGTAAGAATTCTCTAAAGCATCTGAAGCGACAGTGGCCGTGACCACCGAATCGTTGGAAACGCTGGCGGTGACTGGTTGCCAGCTGATTGTGGCAATGACAACCGATCCTGCCGACCCCAGCGCTGTGCTGGTGAACGTGTAGTTTCCGGTGCCGGTTGAGGGTATTTTGGCCGTAGCAGAGCCGGAGAACGAATAGACCCCCGCCGCCTTGTATGTCTGTACGCCAGTTCCCGACCCCGTGTAGGTAAACGTGCCTGAGCCGGTAGAACTTACGTTGCTTACTGAAGTGCCCGCAAAGGCCCCTGTAAGGCTTCCTGACGCCTTTAGAACGGATGTGCCTGAACCGGCAAAGGTGCCCGTAAGTGAGCCGGTAGAGGACAACGTAGCGGTGGCGGAACCGGAGAACGAGTAGGGTCCAGAATCGGCGGCAACGATGTAGTCTGCCGATGAGCCATTAAACGAATACGATCCAGTAGCCGTAGCCGGATATACAACTGTGCCGGTAGCTGAACCGCTAAACGTGCCAGTGGCCGAGCCGGTGGGGGAGTATTGCGTTAGCCCTGCGTAGGCTTGGCCTAGGTAGGGCGCACCTAGATAGTTTGCGCCAAGCATCTATGTACCTACGCGATACGAACTGCGGTCATGCCAGTTGCATTTGCCAGACCATTGACTGCCGCAAGAATATTTCCGTTGGCGGTGAGTGTTTGCGCGCCTAAAGTCACGGTCGACGTTCCACTTGCGACAGTGTAAGCCGTCGAGAATGAAAGCGTAATCGTTTCGTCTTGTCCAGATCCAGTTCCAAAATACGATCCAGCGCTGACCAATGTTCCAGCCGTCACTGACAAGTATCCACTTAACGTATCGCTTGTGTTAGAAGTTTGATTTGCGCTTATTTGTGCCGTGAGCAGCCACGTACCTGCGGAAAGCGTCATGTACGCAAGTGTTCGCGCCGATGCAGTCGAGTTGAAGTTTGATGAGATGAACGCGGAATTGACGCTGCCAATGTTTGTATAGGACGCACCGTTCCAGACAGTGGCGTTGGTCGGAATAGTCGCACCAGGAAGCGCCGCCGAAGTCCACGCCGAACCGTTCGAGGTCAAGATGTTGCCAGACGTACCAGGCGAGGTAAGACCTGTGCCACCGTTGCCGACAGGGAGCGTTCCCGTGACACCCGTGGTCAGAGGCAGACCCGTGGCGTTCGTGAGAACTCCCGAGGCTGGGGTTCCGAGGGCTGGGGTGACGAGCGTGGGGGAAGTTGCCAGGACGACTGCGCCCGAGCCAGTGGTTGAGGTCAGGCCGAACGTGGTCTGCCCGTTGGCGTAGGTGACGGTGATGTTGCCGTTGGAGTCGCTGTTGAGCGAGGGAACAGCCGAAGCCCAGTTGCCCGATGCGCCCGTGGTCTCG